TACAACTGCAATTACATTGCAAACTACTAATAAGTATGTTTCACCACAAATACTTTTAGATAATTGCTTCACCGATTTCCATAGTAATAGAATTAACTCACCAATATCAAATTATACATTAGATAATAGAGTTAATTCTATATTTGATGATCCCCATACATCGATTTATGTCTCTAATACTGCCACATTATCTCAATCTGCAACTTCATTGAAGGTTATACTATCTGCTTATAGGCATTTTTCAGCAGACTTTAGAGTTCTTTATAGTTTAATTAGACCAGATTCTAGTGAAATTTCTCAGTCCTTTGAATTATTCCCAGGATATGATAATTTGACCACAGACAATAATAATGATGGTTATCTTGATATTGTGGATCCAGCAAATAATAGTGGACTACCCGATACATTTGTAAGAGCAAGTAGAGAAAATGAATTTTTAGAATATGAATTTTCTGCAAATAACCTTGGTGAATTTAATGGATATGTTATAAAAATTGTAATGTCATCTACAAATCAGGCATATCCCCCTAGATTTAAAGATTTAAGGAGCATTGCAATAAGATGATGATACCAGTAAAAGGTCATCCAAATTTATATAGAGATGAAGAATCTGGTGCAATTGTCAATTGTGACAATACATCCTATAATCAATATGTTAATAGTTTGAATAATAGAAAATCTCAAAAAAGAGAATTAGACGAAATGAAAAGGGATATTGAAGAGATTAAGTCTTTACTAAAGGAGATTATTAATGGATCCAAATGACATTGTTTTAGAAAATATTGACAAATTATTTGAATACGAAAAACACTCTAGAATTATTGATAATCTAAATGAAGATGAGTTGAAAATTTTTTGCAAACTTTATTTTAAATTATATCTTAAACAACAAGAAGTAATTAGTTCTTTTAATTAAATATAAATAAAAAGTAGAGACTTAAAGAATATATGGCTTCAGTATATGTAAATAATTTAGTCATAAATTCTGGATCAAATTTTGTCCAAACATTTGATTTGGAAGATGGTAACAGTAATTCTGCTTTAAATTTAGAGGGGCATACTGTAGAATCCCAAATGAGGAAATGGTACGGTAGTTCTACTTCAGTATCTTTCAATGCAACTATTGAAGATCCACCATCTAGTGGTAAAATTTTATTGAGATTAACATCTCAACAAACTTCTAATTTAAAACCTGGAAGATATGTATATGATGTTGTAATTACTGATTCTTTTAGTATTAAAAACAGAGTTGTTGAGGGAATGGTCTTAGTAACTGAAGGAGTTACCAGATAATGACCAATGTAAAGGTCGGTCTTGAACCTAATATAAAGGTCAGAGTTGGGCAACAAAATTCTGTAAAAATTGTTTCTTCTGTTTCCGGATCTGCTGGTGGAAAAGCTTCTATTTCTGAAAGTGTAATAGGTGGAATTGCATCTGTAACAAGTTTATATGTAAGTGGAATATCCACTTTTGTGGGTATAAGCACTTTTAAAAATGATGTTTTTATAAATGGTGATCTTTATGTTTCAGATGATTTAGTATTTGATGAATTTACAACTAGAAATGCATTTATTGAGGAAACTGCAAACATTGAAAATTTATATGTATCAGGAATATCAACTTTTGTTGGTGTTGGTACATTTTTAAGTGATCTTTATGTTGGTGGTAATCTTTATGTTTCAGATGATTTAGTATTTGATGAATTTACAGCTAGAAATGCATCAATAACGGGAATCGCATCAGTTTCTGGAGATTTTTATTATGGACCTTATAATACTTATGGAATACCATACTTTAATGATTCTGGTCTTGTAGTTTCAACAAATAGTCCTACAGTTAATTCAATTGACTATACTAACTATATACTAACAACTGATGATAATGATGTTCCCGCCTGGTCAAATGCAATAGATGGAGGATTCTATTAAATGTCTAAACCTGCAAGTAGACAACAACTTATAGATTATTGTTTACGGAGACTAGGTGCTCCTGTATTGGAGATTAATGTTGACGATGATCAAATAGATGATTTGGTTGACGATGCTTTACAATATTTCCAAGAACGTCATTTTGATGGCGTGGAAAGAATGTATTTAAAATATAAAGTAACCCAACAAGATTTAGATAGAGGTAGAGCGAAAGGAACTGATGGTGTAGGTATTGTGACAACATCTGCATCATCAACATCAATAAGTGGTATTGGTACCATAACATCAAATTTTTACGAAACTTCAAATTTTATTCAAGTTCCAGATTCTGTCATAGGTATAGAAAAAATATTTAAATTTGATACCAGTTCAATATCTGGAGGAATGTTTAGTATAAAATATCAACTTTTTTTAAATGATTTATATTACTTCAACTCTGTTGAACTTTTACAATATGCAATGGTTAAAACATATTTGGAAGATATAGATTTTCTTTTGACTCCAGATAAACAAATTAGATACAATAAAAGACAAGATAGATTATATCTAGATATAGATTGGACTGCACAATCAGTAGATACTTATTTTATCATTGACTGTTATAGAATTTTAGATCCAAACACATATACAAACATATATAATGATAGTTTTTTAAAACTTTATCTTACATCATTGATAAAGAGACAATGGGGACAAAATTTAATAAAGTTTAGAGGGGTTAAACTTCCTGGAGGAATTGAATTAAATGGAAGAGAAATATATGAAGATGCTGAAAAAGAGTTAGAAAATATCAGACAAAGAATGTCCAGTGATTACGAACTTCCACCCTATGATTTTATCGGATAATAATGGCACTTAATCCTTTCTTTTTACAAGGTTCTCCCGGAGAACAAAGACTTGTACAAGATTTAATAAATGAACAATTAAAAATTTATGGAATAGAGGTAATCTACATTCCTAGAAAATTTGTGCGTAAACAAACTATATTGCAAGAAATACAATCTTCAAAATTTGATGATAATTATGCAATTGAAGCATATATTAATAATTTTGATGGATATAGTGGTCAAGGAGATATTTTAACTAAATTTGGAGTTAGTTTGAAGGACGAATTAAATTTAATAGTTTCAAAAGAAAGGTTTGAAGATTTTATACTACCATTTATAGAAAAAGAAGATGGTAATATTAATAATAGACCTAGAGAAGGTGATCTAATTTATTTTCCTCTTGGTCAAAGGTTATTTGAAGTCAAATTTGTTGAGCATGAGGTTAATTTTTATCAATTAGGTAAACTTTATGTTTATGAACTAAAATGTGAACTATTTGAATATGAAGATGAAATTATTGATACATCGATAACTGAGGTTGACACTCAAATTAAGGATGAGGGTTACATTACAACTCTGAATCTTATTGGAACAGGATCTACAGCAGAAGCTTCTGCACTTATAAGTACTGGTTATATTAAAGAAATATTTTTAAATAATGATGGATATGGATATATTTCTACGCCAACAATATCAATTACGCCAGCACCAGCTGGGGGTATAAACGCGGAGGCAGTAGCTATTACAACAACTAGGGGTAGTGTAAGATCTATAGAATCGATTACTTTGATCTCTGCGGGAGCAGGTTATACTATTGCCCCAAATATCACAATATCTGGTGGTGGCGGAACAGGGGCAGCAGCAACGTGTTCGATTGAGACAACACTAAATGGAGTTTATTCTATAAATGTTACAAATAATGGAAGTGCTTATGTTACTTCCCCCATTGTAATAATAGATTCTCCAATTGGAATTGGCGAAACTGCTACAGCGATTGCAAAAATTGGTATTGGTGAAACAGTATCTTCAATACAAATATCAAATCCAGGATCTGGATATACCACTGCTCCAAATGTAACTATTCAACAACCATCTATTATTTCCGGTATAGGTACATATTTATTTAATGAGGAAGTAGTTGGTTCTACATCAGGAACTCGTGGAAGAGTTAAAAATTGGGATTCTGATACAAAAATACTTAAAGTTTCTTTTGTCGATAATGCATCTACTAGGAAGTTTTATCCTGGCGAAATACTAGTAGGAACTGCTTCAAGTGCTATTTATTCTATATCAACATATGATGACTGGGATCGATATGATAAATATAGTGAAAATATAGAAATCGAAAATGCTGCGGATGGCATCGTAGATTTCACAGAATCTAATCCATTTGGTACATTTTAATGCTAGGAACTTACTATTATCACGAGATTATCAGAAAAACTGTAATTTCTTTCGGAACTCTTTTTAATGAAATTTATGTTAGACATAAAGATTCTTCTGGAGATAGTATAAGTGAGATAAAAGTACCATTAGCATATGGACCCATTCAGAAATTTCTTGCCCGCATTCAGCAGCAGTCAGAATTAAATAAACCAGTTGCAATAACTTTACCTAGAATGTCATTTGAAATGACATCTATTCAATATGATGCAACAAGAAAATCTGGAGTTACTCAAACGTTCAAAGCATCAGATGGATCTAACCTGAAAAAAGTTTTTATGCCAGTTCCATATAATATTGGATTTCAATTGAATATATTAACCAAATTGCAAGATGATTCTCTACAAATAGTTGAACAAATACTTCCATATTTTCAACCATCTTTTAATTTGACAGTAGACTTAGTTGACTCTATTGGTGAGAAAAGGGATATTCCTATAGTTTTAGATAGTGTATCTTTCACTGATGATTATGAGGGAGATTATTCTACAAGAAGAGTTTTAATATATACTTTGAATTTTACAGCAAAAACTTACTTGTTCGGTCCAATCGCTGAATCTACAGATGGATTGATTCGTAAGGTTCAAGTTGATATTTACAATTCAATTGATACTAATTCTGCTAAGAGGGAAATGAGATATACAGTAACTCCAGACCCCATTGACGCAGATATAGATGATGATTTTGGATTTAATGAGACTTGGGAAACTTTTGGTGACTCTAGATCTTATAGTCCAACACAACAAATTGATATTTAAAATAATATGGAAGATAAGTATAGTGAATTAAACTCTGCTCTTAATATCACAAGTGAAATTATTGAAGTAGAAAAAGAGGAAAAGGGGCAAATTCAGTCACCACCAGTTAATTCTGACGATATAAAAAAAGATTATGAGTACACCAGGGCAAATTTATATTCCCTCATTGAAAAAGGGCAAGAAGCTATTAACGGTATCATGGAACTTGCAGGTGAAGGGGGAAGTCCTCGGGCATATGAAGTTGCTGGACAATTGATAAAGAATGTTGGAGATGTTACAGACAAACTTATAGATCTTCAAAAGAAACTTAAAGATGTTGAAGATGAAACAGTAAAAACAACTAATAATGTAACTAACAATGCTGTTTTTGTCGGATCTACCTCAGAATTGTCAAAGTTACTGAAGCAAGGTTTTCTAAATAATAAAGAGTAACTTAAACATTCTAATGGGTTGGTCTGAAAAATATAAAAAATCTATAGACTGCTCCAATCCAAAAGGATTTTCACAAAAATCTCATTGCCAAGGTCGTGAAAAAAGGTTAAAAGAGCACTGTGGATGTGATGATCAAATAGTTAAAGAACTTGAAATTAAATTAAAAAAACTTGATGATACTTCATATGATTCCATAGATAAATTAATGCGTAAAATCATGAAAAAACATGGCATCACTGCTAAACAATTACATAATGCTTTTGTCAATAAACACAATAAAACTCCAGATGATTGGATTGAGAATTTAAATGAAGGTACTCTACACCATTGGTTTAAAGGTTCAAAGTCAAAAGGCGGAAAACCTGGATGGGTTCAAGCAGATGGATCACCTTGCGCTAATGAACCGGGAGAAACTAGTACGCCAAAATGTTTTAGTAGTGCAAGACTTGCATCTTTAAAAAGAAAAGGTGAAGAGGGAGAATCTTTGATTAAATCTGCAGTTCGTAGAAAAAGACAGCAAGATAAGAATCAACAGTTAAAATCTGGGGCAGCAAAACCAACTATGGTTAAAACTTTTGTTAAAGGTAAAGAAGATCCTAACTACATTAAAGCAGAACCGGGAATTAAAGAATCAATGGAACTTAAAGAAGCACAAAAAGACATCAAAGGTAAAAATAGTGGTAAAAAAGATGCCTGTTACCATAAAGTAAAGTCAAGATATGATGTTTGGCCAAGTGCATATGCATCTGGAGCACTTGTAAAATGTCGCAAAGTCGGTGCAAAAAATTGGGGAACTAAGTCTGAAGAAGTTCAAATGATGAGGTATTGTCCTAAATGTAAGAAAGTTGAAACGAGAGATATGTGCAAATATGGAAGTAAGTGTTGGGATATGTTTTCTATCCCAGAGCCATTATCACAGAATCAGAGAAAATATAGCATTGCTACAGTTCATCCAGGAAATTTTGCAGAATCATCTGATCATGAGTATTCGATGGCACGTTCTCAACTTTCTACAATAATTTCAGCAGCAAAGAGACTTCGTAGAAAAATGAAAGGTGAGGGAAATATTGAAGCATGGGTACAATCAAAAATTACAAAAGCATCTGATTATCTTGATTCTGCTGCAGATTATGTTGATAGTGGTGAAATGAAAGCTGAACAATATTCAAATTGGAGAGCAGATTTTGGATTATCAGAAGACTGGCAAAAAGTAAATCGTAAAGATAAGACTGATGGTTTAAGTCAAGCAGCAGTTGATGCTTATCGCCGTGAGAATCCAGGTTCAAAACTACAAACTGCGGTAACTGAAAAGAAACCAAAAGGAAAGAGAGCAAAGCGTCGTGCTAACTTTTGCCGGCGTATGAAAGGCATGAAATCAAAACTCACATCATCAAAAACAGCAAGAGATCCAGATTCAAGAATCAATAAAGCACTACGCCGCTGGAGGTGCAACTAATGAAAAGTTTTCAACAATTTTTATC